ACCTACTATGCCAAGGACTACTCACTAGGCAAGCTAACCACTGAAGAGTATGTGCGTGGTGAGTTGTTTGAAGAGATAGGTATAGGTGTCAAGGTAAACGATGCAGAGACTATATGGCTCAGCGGCACACGCAAACAACTAAAGGAATACTTACACGATAACTACGATTGGGAAAACTCAGCACTGTTAGCACACAACACAATGTTCGATGGGTTGATATTCAGCCATCACTTCGACATCTACCCTAAGTTGTATCTGGACACTCTCTGCATGGCACGTGCGTTACATGGTGTCGAAGTCGGCGGCTCACTAGCCAAGCTGGCAGAGCAGTACAACATAGGCGTAAAAGGTACAGAAGTTGTAGAAGCACTGGGCAAACGACGCAAAGACTTCAGTGAAGAAGAACTATCAGCTTATGGGGACTACTGTATCAACGACGTGGACTTGTGCTACGAGTTGTTCAGCATCTTCATGCAGTCATTCCCGAAGAAAGAACTCAAAGTAATAGACATGACCCTTCGTATGTTTATTATCCCCACGCTAGACTTAGACGATTCAAAACTTAAAGGGCACATTAAACAAATAGAGAAACACAAAGACCTCCTCCTATCTGACTGCGGCATCACAAAGCCTGAACTTATGTCCAACCCTAAGTTTGCTGAAGCCCTTGAACTGCTAGGGGTTACTCCTCCTATGAAAACAAGTCTGCGTACAGGCAAGCAAGCCTTCGCCTTTGCTAAGAAAGATGCAGGGCTAGTGGCACTACAGACTCACCCAGATGAGAACGTCAGGTTACTAGTAGAAGCTAGGCTAGGTCTGAAAAGCACACTAGAAGAAACCCGCACCACTAGGTTCCTAGACATAAAGAAGCGTGGCCTGTTACCTGTACCTATCAAATACTACGCAGCACACACTGGCAGATGGGGAGGTGCAGACAAGATCAACCTGCAGAATCTTCCTTCGCGGGGGGTAAACGGAAAGGTACTCAAATCCTGCATGGTAGCACCACATGGGTACACACTTATTGAAGCCGACTCTGCACAGATAGAGGCACGGGTACTGGCTTGGCTGGCAGAGCAGAACAACTTGGTCGAGGCGTTTACTAAAGGTGAAGACGTGTACAAACTTATGGCAGCAGATATATACAACTGCACTGTAGACGACGTCACACCTGCACAACGGTTCATAGGTAAACAAACTATCCTAGGTGCAGGGTATGGCATGGGCGCACCAAGGTTCCAAGAGCAGCTAAGGGGAGAGGGGGTAGACATAACCTTAGATGAAGCGCAGGTAATCATAAGAGCGTATCGTGATAAGAATACCAACATTACTAGTATCTGGAAAACGGCAGGCGCGGCGCTTAAAGGCATGTTGCTCGGAGATAAGTACGCCATAGGCAGGAGTGGTGTGTTGTCAGTAGTGCCCGACCAGAATGCCATACGCCTACCGTCTGGGCTATTGATGCGCTATGACGAGCTTGATGCAGTAGAGGGGGACAAGGGGTTACAGTACTCTTACCAGACTAGGAAAGGGCCAACGAATATCTACGGTGGTAAAGTAATTGAGAACGTATGCCAAGGTATCGCACGCTGTGTAATGTCAGATCAGATGTTGAAGATACAAAAGAAAACGCCTATATTACTAACAGTACATGACTCTGTTGTTTGCTGTGTACCGGACTCAGAAGTAGATGAAACTGCCGCTTTCATCGGTCAGTGCATGGGCGAAACTCCAGAATGGGCAGCAGGATTGCCTGTTCGGGGCGATGTAGAGATTGGCAAAAACTACGGGGAAGTTAAGGAGTGGAGATGAGTAAGAAACCAACGTGGTCGTTCAGTGCAATGAAGACCTTTGATACATGCCCCAAGCAGTACTATCACGTTAAGGTAGCTAAGGATTACGAAGAGAACTTTGACACCCCTGCGATAATGTATGGTAACGAGTTTCACCAAGCTGCTGAAGACTATGTACGGGAAGGCGGGAAGATACCGCTAGACCCAAGGTTTAACTTCGCGTTGGAGTCATTGGACAAACTGCTTGGCATGACAGGTGAGAAGCTACCCGAATACAAGATGGGGCTTACTGTAGACCTAGAGCCGTGCGGGTTCTTCGATGAGAACGTGTGGTTTCGGGGCATATCAGACCTAACCATCCTCAACAAAGAGACTGGGGTAGCTATAGTAATAGACTATAAAACAGGCAAGTCTGCGCGATATGCAGACAAAGGACAGCTTGAGTTGATGGCACTGGCTACGTTCAAACATTTCCCAGAGGTTGAAGAAGTAAGGGGTGGCCTGTTCTTCGTAGTGTGTGGGGACATGGTGAAAGATACTTACACAATTAAGAACGAGGCGAACTTGTGGGACAAGTGGTTAGGCAAGTACGCAATGGTAGAGAAATCACATGCAAATGGAGTGTGGAACCCTAAGCCTAGTGGGCTATGTAGGGCACACTGTATCGTAACTGAATGTCCCCATAACGGGAGGAGTTAGACATGGCAACAAAAAGTGAGACAAAGGCAAAGAAAAAGGCAAAGTCAAAACGCAAGAAGCAGACTAACGCACCTGTAGGTAGCGCAACATTTGAACGTAGGATGGAGCGGCAACGTGCTAGACGTAAGATGGATAAGGAAGGTAAAGACGCTAACAAGAACGGCAAAGCCGACAAGCGCGAGGGCAAGGACGTTAGCCACAAGAAGGCATTAGTAAAAGGTGGCAAGAATAAAGATGGTGTGAAAGTAGAAAGTAAAAGCAAGAACCGCGCAAGAAATTACCAGAAGAAGGGTAAGGGCAAGTAGACCTAAAACGAGGATGATGGAATGAGAACACTAATGCAAGCCTTCTACCAGTACGACTGGATGCACGGCGTACAAGATACCCTAATGAGTGACTACGGAGCATATGTAAAAGCATTGCAGGATAACGCATGGCGCAACCAGAATTGGAGAACGCGTCCGTATGAGGAAGAGAGAAACAAATGGAAGTGATTGAGAACAGGGGACTACTGCTAAAAGTCCGTAACCCCAACCAGATAACGGCGGCTATACCCAACAGCAAGAACCTAGGCAACAACAACGTGCTAGTACGCTGGGGTATTGATGAGACACGGGTACTTAACAACCTAAACATTAAGAACGTACCTTCTCCTATCATGGGGAAGTACAAGTGGGGCGGCAGGTTTGAGCCTTACGCTCACCAGAAAACCACGGCTGCGTTCCTAACAGTCAACCGGAGAGCCTTCTGCTTTAACGAGCAAGGTACTGGGAAGAGCGCTTCAGCAGTGTGGGCCTCAGATTTCCTTATGGAACAGGGGATAATTAACAGAGTACTTATCATCTGCCCTCTGTCTATCATGGTCTCAGCGTGGCGTAACGAGCTATTTAACTGCGCAATGCACCGCAAAGTAGACGTAGCACACCACAGTAACGCACAGAAACGCAGAGAAATAATCAACAGCGATGCCGAATACATCATCATAAACTACGATGGCATGGCTATTGTGCGTGATGAGATTGCTGCAGGTGGGTTCGACTGCATCATTGTGGACGAGGCGAACCACTACAAAAACGCTCAAACAGATCGGTGGAAAGTCCTCAATACGTTAATAGGCCCAGATACGTGGGTATGGCAGATGACTGGAACACCTGCAGCGCAGTCCCCTGTAGACGCATTCGGCTTAGCTAAACTTAATAACCCAGCCACAGTGCCTAGGTTCTTCGGGGCTTTCCGCGAAATGGTGATGTACAAAGTCACTAACTTTAAGTGGGCACCAAAGCCTACAGCCGTGGACACCGTGTTCAATGTGTTACAACCAGCAATACGTTTCACTAAAGACCAATGCCTAGACCTGCCTGAGCTTACCTATGCCACACGTCACGTGGAGTTAAGCACTCAGCAAAAGAAATACTACGAACGCCTGCGCAAACAACTTATGGCAGTCATTGCAGAAGAGTCGGTCACTGCAGCAAACGCTGCAGTTAACATGAACAAACTGCTACAAATCTCATGCGGTGCAGTTTATACCGATAGTGGAGAGACAATAGAGTTCGATATTAAGAATAGATACAAAGTTTTGCGAGAAGTGATTGACGAGTCTAGCCAAAAGGTTATTATATTTGTCCCCTTTAGGCATGTGATTGATTTGCTCTCTGAGAAACTGACTAAAGATAAAGTCACAAGCGCAATAATACGGGGAGATGTTAGTGCAAGTAAGCGCACCGAGATTTTTGCTCAGTTCCAAGATGAAGAAAACCCACGGGTTCTTATAGTGCAGCCACAAGCTGCAGCCCACGGCATCACACTCACTGCAGCTAATACAATCGTTTGGTGGGGGCCAGTGTCTTCGTTAGAAACGTATGCACAAGCTAATGCACGAATACACAGGGCAGGACAGAAACACCCCTGTACAGTCATCCAACTCCAAGGCTCTCCAGTAGAGTCACGAGTCTACAAGATGCTAGATGGGCGCATGGAAACGCACACCAAAATAATAGACTTGTACCGAGAAGAGCTTGAACTATAAATAATACCTAGCTATACTCCATAAAACTAAATAAAACTGTTGGAGAATGATGAAATGAGTGAAGAAAGTACCGATAGACTTGTCTCTGTATTTATCAAAGTACGGGATAAGAAAGCCGAACTCACTAGTGAGTTTAAAGAAGCCGAAGGTGCACTTAACGACAAGCTAGACGTACTACGCGCTGCCCTGTCCGACAAAATCAAAGCGAACATTGAAGAAACTGGTGAGGAGTCTATGCAGACATCTCACGGTACGGTATTTCGCACGGTTAAAAATCGGTACTGGACAAGCGACTGGGAGGCTATGAGCAAGTTTATCCTTGAGCACGAGTGTGTTGATCTGCTTGAGAAACGCATACAGCAGACTAATATGCGCCAATTTTTAATTGAGTGTCCTGACTTACTGCCCCCAGCGCTTAACGTGGATAGTGAGTATGTGATCAATGTACGGAGGAAAAAGAAAAAATGAGCAAACAAAATGCAACTGTTTACGTCCCTATCGAAAATCTATCTGAGCATCTTTCAGTAAAGATTACTACGATTCGGCAATGGGTGAAGCAGGGGTCTATACCTAAGCACACCTACATAAAAGTTGGTAACACGTATAGATTTAACATCCCTGAAGTAGTAGAGGCGTTGCGTGCAGCGAAGCCTGCAGAAAACGTAAAAGAACTTTCCCCCCAACACGTGTTGGACGGGCTTAACGAAAATGATGACATTTAGGAGCTAGAAAATGACAAAAGAAGTGGGTTTATTTGGAAACATGCCAGCAGCATTTACGGATATGCTGGCACAACTAGAACCAGAAACAAATCTTATGGGTAACGATGGCGGTGGCGGTGGGCGTAAGCTGAGTATCCGTGGCGCAGTATTCCGTAAGGTAGTTGGCGGGGAAGAGGTCGGCACTATTGACAGCCGCACCATGAACATAGTGGTAGTGAAGTCTGCTCCCATATCACGGATGTACTACGAAGGCACGTATGTGGAAGGTGAATCCAGTGCTCCTACTTGCTGGTCATCAAACACTAGTCACGGCAAGCCTTCCGAAGATGTGCTGCCTTCAGAAGCACAGTCACCAGCTTGCTCTAGCTGTCCACAAAACATAAAAGGCAGTGGTACTGGTGAAAGCCGCGCATGTCGTTACCAACAACGTATTGCTGTATTGCTTGCTGATGCCGATGGTAACGTAGTGTCTCCTGACACGTACTTACTCTCACTGCCCGCCACTAGTGTGTTTGGTGACAACAAACAGAAGATGTCCATGCAAGCATACGCACGACACCTTAACGCGCATAAAGCCCCATTGGCTTCGGTGATAACTGAACTGCGTTTCGACACAGAAGTTACACACCCACGCCTGTGCTTTAAACCACAGCGCGTACTGACACAGGAAGAGTTGGCACTAGCTATTACTGCACAGCAAGACCCTGAGACAGCTAATCTAGTGGAGTTGAAAATCACGCCGAAAGAAGCTAAAGAGCTTCAAGCCACGTCCTTACCTGCACCTAAAGAAGAAGCTGCAGGAGGGTTGTTTGCTGACGATGACGCACCTATAGAGCCTAAGAAAAAGGCAAAGAAGAAGACAGCAAAAGTAGAGCCTGTAGCTGCTCCTGACTTGTCTAGCTTACTAGATGATTTTGATGACTAGTAGTTCCTTTGAATTTAGGGGTGTTAGCTAGCACCCCTAATCTATAACGTGTGAGAATGATGGATACAAAACAATTTCTAAGCTCGGTGTTGAGTGAGGAAGGCTACTACTGCACGGTAGGGATTAAGGATGGGCAAACAGTACAGAAGTTTTACAGTTCAATTGACTCCTTGGTGGAAACAGCCGAGAACTTTGACTTAGACGGATATGATGCGTACTACGCTTTAGGTACGTTCGATGACCAGAATTCAAGGAAAGCCGACAACGTAAAACAATTAAAGGCTCTATTCTTAGACTTAGACTGTGGCGAAGGGAAGCCATACCCAACACAATCAGATGCCATTGCGGCACTGAAAGATTTCTGTAAGCACTACGCTTTACCTAAACCTACTTCGGTAGTTAATTCGGGGAGAGGCGTACACGTCTATTGGGTGTTATCAAAGGCGTACACTAGAGAAGAGTGGCTACCTGCCGCTGAAAGGTTGAAGGCTGCATGTGTGGAGCAGGGGTTAGATGCTGACCCTGTTGTTACTGCCGATGCAGCTAGGATACTACGCATACCGAATACGCATAACTTTAAAGCCACACCTGCGCTAGATGTAGAAGTGTTGAGCATGGGTACTGGGCTAGTAGACCTCGATGTGTTTGCAGCTAAGTTACCACACCAACCGATACCAGTGGTTAGCGTCAGAGAGTACTCGGAGCAAGACAAGAAGGACATGGAGCAAGCGATGGGTTTAAGCCCATACGTGAAGCGGTTCGCAAAGCTATTAGCTGCAACGGGCAATGGCGGGGGTTGTGGTCAGTTACGCAAGGCTATCCTAGAACCCAACGACATGACTTACCCTGAGTGGCTACACATTCTCTCTATTGCAAAGTTCTGCGAAGACGGGGAGCAAGCAATACACTTGGTCTCAAAGGGGTATGAAGGCTACTCTCACGAAGAGACAGAAAAGATAGCCTCCTCTGTAGATGCCCCGCATCTATGCACTACTTTTAGTTATGACAATCCATCAGCGTGCGAGGCGTGTCCCCACAATGGGAAGATAAAAAGCCCGATACGTCTATGTATGGAGATACCTGAAGCTAAAGATAATGTAGTTGAAGTTGCAGTAGAAACTCCCGTGGTTCCAATGCCTGAAGGGGAAGATGAAGAAGAACTCCCAGTCAAGTTAGAGCGCCACACAATACCAGATTACCCTTTTCCTTATTTTCGTTCGCCCAACGGTGGAGTGTTTATGAGGACAAAGGATAAGGAAGGAAACGCGGACGAGGTGCTGATATACAAG